ATACAAGATGGCTTAATCGAACCGATAATTAAAGTAAAGATAAAAAGGAAAGGGAAATTATAATGCCGAGTAAGAGCAAATCAAAAGGGAACAGTTGGGAAAACACCGTATCAAAACATTTAAGCTCTTTATATGGAAGTCATTTTATGAGGGTACCAGGCAGCGGTGCTTATATCGGAGGTAAGAATGCAGTGCGTAAAGACTTCTTACATGAAGGACAAATTCGTGCTATGAAGGGTGATATTGTACCGCCATTAAATTGGAAACATTTTAATGCCGAATGTAAATCCTATGCTGATTTTCCATTTCATCAATTGTTTACTGCAGGTGAAATTAAGATTTTAGATACTTGGATTGAGCAAACTTTAGAAGTTGCTGATACAGATGATTTTAATATCATTATGATGAAGTTTAATCGCAAAGGCTCGTATGTTGCATTTGAACATAAACATATTAAAAAATTCAAACTACAAAAAAGTGTAGACTATCATTCCAAAAAGAACGGTAAATGGGTGTTTACAGATTACGATTCTTTTTGGAATGCAAACAATGAAGCTGTTAAGACTTTATGTTTGGCAAAATGATCAGTTGACATCCTTATACTATTACTGTATAATCGTTTCTAACAAGGTGGAGAAGTTGTTCAGATAAATATTTGTTTAAGAACTAAACACAATATAATCTAACACAAAACACTATGGAAGAACTTGTAATAATTTATACAGACGGCGCATGCGTACCTAATCCAGGCAAAGGCGGATGGGGAATAACTATGCAATACAAAGACGTTATAAAAGAATTTTCTGGAACAGAACCAAAAACTACTAACAACCGCATGGAAATGCAAGCTGCTATTGAAGCACTTTCTAGATTAACAAGACCATGTAAAGTTAGAATTTATTCTGATTCAAAATATCTCGTTGACGGTTTTACACAATGGTTTCCTAATTGGAAAAAGAAAGGTCGTACTGATTACTTAAATCGTGATCTTTGGCTTAAATTAGAAACTGTTGCTGCTGCACATACTATAGATTGGCAATGGGTTAAAGCTCATGCAGGTAATCCAGGTAATGAACGTGCAAATGATCTTGCAGAATTAGCTGCTCGTAAAGGTTAATCACTTCTGCGGGTTGCTTAACAACACAATTATAAATATCAGACAGAACACACAAAACACTTAATATATAATGCAACATAAGGTTAGCAGGCCGGAATAATAATACTGCTGGATAAGTTCCTGATGTGTGAACCGCTGTTCAAATCGCTAATTGCATAGCGACTTTTAAACACTACCCTTAACGCAATAAGGATGCCTTAAAGCAACACCCCATTGGTGTCAATGCTTTGTTTAATCGGAATGGTGGACAAAAAGCTCGCATGCTGAGTCCGTAGAATCTGTAGAATACTAGACATAGTAACAATTTCGTAATGATATACAAAGCACCTGAAAGTTATATCTTAAAAATACCTGTAAGTGTTGGTTGGGAGGTAGCCAATAGCGAGAGTCTACAGTCATTAAATTCTTACTGCAATTCCATGGCGATGGGGTGATTTCTTGCATCCAGTTTTATTAGGGTGCATCTGACTCCAAAGTGATATCTATCTTTTTATTATTAAATAAATTATTAATTCATATTTAAATTATTATTTCATATTTAAATATTAATTTATATTTTGTTTCTTCTATAAAAATGTATTGAGTGATAACGAAATACAGATGAACGCTAGTTCATCTTAAGATGATTATTATTTTTTAATAAATATGAATAACAATTAAGGGATAGTACGATCTATCAAACAGGATTATAAATGAAAATATACGAGATTACTGCTAAAACACCGAATGAATATCTCATTCATCAAGAACTACGAAAACTATCAGAAATTGCATCTGCTACTACGTCTAAGCCATTGCAAGAGGGCTTCTTCTCTACAGCTGCAAATGCGGCATTAAAATTATTAAAAGCAGCTGGCTTATTTTTCTTACTTAAACCGTTTTATACATATTTTACAAATATGTCAAATGCTAACGATGTTTTAAAACAATCAAAAAATTCAAAAGAAGCTCAAATGGATTATAACGAAGAACATAATATCCAAATGGGTTTGCTAATTTCATCTTTAGCCTCAGCATTAGTAACAAAAATAGTATTTGGATCTATCAGCTCATTGCTTGGATTTATACGAATTATTCCCGGTGTTGGGCCAGTTATTGCAAATACAATTAATTTATTATCTGCAGGTGCACAAACATACGTGTTTCAGAAAATTGCGTCAGAAGAAGGCAGAATAATGCTTTCTAAATTTCTAACATTTGGAACAATTAACGGTGTTAAAGATGTCGGTGCATTAGCTAATCAAGCAGTTGACCAATTTAGTAAAATGGTGCAAGATGCAATTGCAGAAGCTGACAGCATTGCAACAGGTGAGCCAACTAAAAAACCTGCTGATGCAGCAGCTACAACAGAAAAACCTGCTGATCAAGCTGCTACAATTGATAAACCTATAGACGCAACAGCTACTAAACCTACTGCAACAGAAAAACCTGCTAATGCAACAGCAACAACTAATAAACCAGTTGATGCTACTGCTACTGCTAAACCATCAACAAACCCTGCTGATATAGCTGCTCAACAAGCGTCAGATAAAGCACAAGGATATACCCCTGATCGTTTTAAACGAAATAAACAAGGTGATCTTGTATTAAAATATGCAGATTCCGATTAAAGTAACGGCATCCTTGACGTCTTTGTTAATTCAATATTTTCTTTAACTACTGAATACATCGCATTACGATCTTCATATGATAAGTTGTATAGGAGATCGTTAATTGATACACCACCTCGCATATACCAACATAATCTATAAAGCTCGCGTTTAAATGCCATTACTTCATCGTCTAGCCTAATTAGAACATCTCCAGCTTGTGACCTAGATAATCCAATTAGGCTGGAGCGAAAAAATTTGTCTGATCTAAATCAATAGCAACAGACGAATCCTTATCACAACTACCGCACTTAACGTTTACATTTGGAATTTTCCATAAATCTTTGTTAATTGCAAACTGCTCACGAATAGTATCAAACACTGATTTATCACAATTTTTTAGCCATTCAATGATAAAATGTTTTTCAGTTACAACTACGGTGCCGATATCAATTGATTCGATACTTGCTGCATACATATCATTTTGAATATGTCCTAATTCAACAAATACTGTTGCTACTTCTTGATTTTGTAGTTCTGCATCTTCTATTTTATACGAAGCTGATAATCGTTGTTGTAATTGGAAATTACGAATTGAAAATTCAGTGGATTGTTTATAAGTTAATGGTTGTAATTTTAATTGTAATCCAGGTAATTCTATTGTATTTTGATATTCGCATTTTGCAAAATGTTCAATTACTGTACTTAGATCAACATCATAATCATTTTCAGCACTGCATTTTGGGCAAGTATGTGTAATTGCCATAATATTGCTGTATGTTGCAATTCGAATTGCAGTTAATAATACATCAGTGTCTAATGCAGTTACTTCCCAGCCATCTTTAATTGCAGGACAGCAACTTTCAAAAATTTTAACTGTACTCTCACCTGATAACATTGAATCAGGGGTTTTCATTATTATTTCATCCATGCCTGTCATTCCGTAAATTGGAATGTTTGTAGCATCACCGTTGAGTGACCCTAATTTATTATACATTCCTTTTGAAGGTAATGAAATATAAATTTTTGGTTGTCTAAAATAATCGATTAAAGGGTTCTTCGCCATATATAACTCCGGATAAATATATTAACCGTATTTATATATACAAACTTTTAGGGATTTTTTTATGGCATCAATTGAAGAACAAACACTAGCCCAAGTAACAGAAACTAACAGATTGCTTGGACAATTAGCTCGTAGTCCTGGAGGCCTGGGCGGTGGAGGAAGTAGCGGCAGCAGTAGTGGAAGTAGCAGCGGCAGCATGGGCGGTGATTCTGCTAATAAAATTAACTCTGCGATTAGTGGAATTTCAAATGGATTTGTTAAGTTAGCTGAAGGCTCGATGAATGCCGGCAATGCAGTTACTATGTTTAGCAACATACTAGCGGCTGCAGTTCCGGGAATTGGTAAATCACTAGGTGCAATTACACAAGATCTCGGCGGTGCTCTTATTAAGACCAACGATAACATGAACGAAGCCGGCAAAGTTGGTGCTAATTGGAATAACAACCTAGGGGAATACAATCGAGCAATTACCGGCGCTCGTATGACCCAAGACGAATACAATCGTATGATGAAAGAAGGTGCTAGCGCATTAAGTGGCGTTGGATCTACTATTAATCGTAGTCAAGCTAATTGGCTTGAAATGGATAAACAGTTACAAGAATCCGGAGTTGTTAATCAACTTAAGAAGATGGGGTTATCTGCAGATGAAGTTAGCCAAGTTGCTCTATCATCAGCAGCTAACCGCAAAGGATTAGATTTATCTACTGTAAAAGCACAAAAAGAAGCAGTTGAAGCAGCTATTAATTTAACAGCTGCTATGGAAGAAACTACTCGTATCACTGGTTTAAGTAGACAAGCACAAGTTGATGACTTAGCTGCTAGAACTAAAAATGCAACAATCCAAGCAACCTTAATGGAAATGGATCAAGATAAGTTTAATCAGTATCAAGATATGCAGGTTAATTTACGATCATTAGGTCCTGTTGTACAAGATGTAGCAGACGAAATTATGTCAGGCGGTATTCGTACAAAAGAAGGTGCTGATAAAATGGCATCGTTGGGTACAGCCGGCGTTGAATTAGAAAAAGCAGTGCGTTTACAAATGGCTGCATCTACTGACCAACAAAAACAAGATGCTAAAATTGCATTAGATAAAGCACATGCCGCAGTTGACGAGCAAATGCATTCTAAACAATTTTTAGATACTGCTAGAGTTGCAGTAGGTGGATTTGCAGATCAAACTCGTGCAGGACTAACTGGAAACCTTGAATTAGGAGCAGCATTAGCAAAGAAACAAGAAGTATATAATGCAACTCGCGGCAATATAGGAATGGAAGAAGCGCGTGCAGGCCAGACTAAAGAAGTTCAACAAAATATGGCTGGTAAAAATGCAGAAGGTCATGATTTTGGCGATCAATCTAAACTCGGCACTACAATAAACGAAGTTAATCGATCATTTAAGGATGCAACCGCCGGCGTTGCTACTGATTTTGGAAAACTATCTGAATCAACTGGCAGGTTAATTGGAAAACAAGACGCATTAGCTGATATTTTAAGACCTAGAACACAAGAAGAAGGCGGTATTAAAAATACAATAGCAGGTGCTCTTTCGGTTCCAAGCGAACACCTTTCAAAAACATTAGAACAAGCGTATGCTGCATCACCTGCATCTAACAAGAAAACTACACCAGAAGAAATGGCAGCTCCGGTTACACCTGCACACCGTGCATCTGGATCACCTACATTTGAAAATTTCTTAAACGGTAATGGCGGATTCAAAGATATGTTTGAAAACTTTGATCCTAAAGGTTCTCCGGCAGAGCTACATGGAAATGAGTTAGTTGCAACTGAATCACAGATGCGTCGATATGTTGAAAAATTAATACCAACGGATTTGTTAACTAACATGAATAAAAAAGCTGGTTCGGCTGCACCTCCTGCAACTGATACTGCTGATATAAAAGCAGTTGCACCGGCTGCACCTACTGTAGATACTGCATCTCCTGTTGTTGACGAATCAAAAACTGCTGAAACAAAAACAGCCGGTGGCACACCTGATGAGCTTACTAAGACATTTGCAAGTGTTACTGCATCAATGCAAGGCATAGTTAAAGAATTAACTAGGATTACTGAAAAACTTACCGCTGTTAATTTTAGTGATATTACTTCAAAATTTAATGAGCAAGTAACTAAAACTTTTGACAAAATTAACCCGCATGAAATAGTTAAACACGCTACTGCAATAGCCAAACCGCCTGAAGTTAAACCTGAAGTTAAACCTGCTGAAGTTAAACCACCTGAAGTTAAATCTGAAGTTAAACCTGCTGAAGTTAAACCACCTGAAGTTAAATCTGAAGTTAAACCTGCTGAAGTTAAACCACCTGAAGTTAAATCTGCAGTAGTAAATGCTGATGCAAAATCAATTAACGACACAATACAAGCACGAATCAAAGAGGTAGACGCTGCAGCACAAGCAAAATATAAAAATCAAGCCGACTCTGCGTTACCTAAAGTAATAGAACCAGCAAAACCAGTTGAAAAACCAATGTCTGCTATTGAAACTGCATTTAAGGCATCATCTGACAAAATGACCGCCTTAATAGAAAAAATAAATCCAGGCACAAAGGTTCCTGAATTTAAACCGGTTGATATTGAGAAGCCAAAAACACTATCAGCAAAACCTATTGCAGCATCTGGGTTAAAAGACGCTCGTGATGAAATGACAAATGCAGAGATGCAAGAGTTAGAAACTGGCGAGGAATTAACTGCTACTATTAAAAAACAAGCACGCGAAGGTAAGTTAAAATTCTTTAATGACAAAATTGCTGAACTTAAAGGTCGCAAAGATGAAGATGCTATGCATGATCTTCCAATTGTCAAAGCTCAACAAGCACAATTTGCGCCAAAAGCAGCATTAGAAGCAGAAAAAGAAAAGAAAGCACGTGAAGAAACACTAGCTAACGAGAAAAAAGAAAGAGAAGCAACTGCCGTTAAAGAACAACAACCAAAAATTGCAGTTGAACCACCTAAAATGCCAGATGTATCAAAACTTAATGAAAGCTTAACTAATATGGCTAAGTTTAATCAAGCATTAAAAAGTGGTGATCTTTCTAAAATTGGTATGGCACAAATGGATCTTAGTGAATCTAGCAAAGCCGCCGAGAAAAAATTAGGGCCATCTGCTGCTAGCACTGCATTAATGAAGAAAAGAGAAGCATTAGAAAATGCATCTTTTGATTTTGAAGAAATGAAAGCAGCAAATACTAAACCATCAGCTGAAGCAGCTGAACGACTAGCTAAGAAAAAAGAAGAAGTTGCAAAGATTGCACTATCATATGAAGAAGATTTAATTAAAATAAAAGGCAGATTAAAAGAACACGGCGAAGAATCTGTTAAAAATGCAGTTATTAAAAATAAAAAAGATGATGAACATAAATCTTTACAAGTATCACAGGCATTATTGGATGAAAAGAAATTTATGGCAGAACATGGACCGGAGTCTGCAAAGAAAAAACTTCCCAAACCCCCAGAAAAACCAATTGAACCGCAAGTGTTTCCTGGCAAAGTTTCTCAAGAAAAAGCTACTAGTGTATTTGAAGATTTAGGTTCATCAATATCCGGAATGTTTAAATCATCTAATAAACCTGCAGCGTCTAGTGGAAATGTAAAATATGAAGATGTTAAACAAGAAACTCCTGCAGAAAATGCTGCTAGATTAAAAGCTATGAATACTCCAGAAGCTATTGCTGCCCGTAGAGCAGATGAAAATAGCGAATTAAATAAGGAGATTGACCGTCAGAAGAATTCAGGAATGTATAAACCTAATCCTAATTTGAAAGAAAACATTAAAAAAGAACCTGCAACTGCTGAAGTTAAAGCAACTCCGCATGTAGGTGGTCTTGAAACATTTAAAGAGTTTAATACTAGATTAGATGCTGAACTAAAACAATCTCGGTCTCAAATTAAACCGCCGGCTACTATGCAGGCGCAATTATCACCTGTAGATATGCAACGGGCAATGGCATCACAGGTTAAACCGCCGGAAACACCAGTAGTACCGCCTAAACCACAAGAACAACCAGCAACAATGATGGTAAAAGAAATTACGTTAAAAGATCTTCATGATGCATTGATGCAGTTAAATAAACATATGATAGAAATGGCACAACATACTGATAAAATTAGTACTAATAGCCAAAAACAAATTAGCGCAACTCGAAGTTTATCACAAGATAGATTACATTCGTAACAATAATAAAGGAATTTAAAATATGTCATGGCGAAAACACTTTTCACCTATTGAAAATGATTATGAATCAAAGCCTTCAAGTTTTGATCAGAATTCAAAAGCAGGACCTGCTAGAACAAACTACTCAAGTTACTTACCTGATGTATATACAGGTAGTCCGAATCGTATTGAACGATATCAACAATATGAAGTTATGGATAGTGATCCTGAAATTAATGCAGCATTAGATATTTTAGCTGAGTTTTGCACACAAAAATTAAAAGATGGTAAAAGTCCATTTACAGTTAGATGGAATAGTAAAGCTACTAATTCTGAAGTGCGCATTTTAGGTGAATATTTACAGCAATGGAATAAACTACAGCAATTTGATACTAAGATTTTTCGAATAGTGCGAAACGTTTTCAAATATGGTGATGCATTCTTTATTAGAGACCCCGAAACTCAAAAATGGCACTGGGTTGATTCTAGTAAAATTATTAAAATCATGGTAAATGAGAGCAATGGCAAGAAACCTGAACAATATGTTGTTAAAGATTTAGCACCGAATTTTGAAAATCTTATTGCTACGCAAATTACTCCTAACATTAATCCTAGACAATCCGGTGGCGGAATGACATCCGGTGCTGGTTATATGGGTGCACCGGGTGCTCAAAAAGGTGCATCTGGCCCATATCCTAGTTCTAGTTCCGGCAGTAGATTCGGATTAGCTGAAACAGAATACGCAATTAACGCTGAACATGTAGTTCATCTTTCATTATCAGAAGGGTTAGATAACAATTTTCCATTTGGTAATAGCTTATTGGAACATATTTTTAAAGTATATAAACAAAAAGAACTGTTAGAAGACGCTATATTAATTTATCGAATTCAAAGAGCACCAGAAAGACGTGTATTCCATATCGACGTGGGTAATATGCCTAGCCATTTAGCTATGGCATTTGTAGAAAGAGTTAAAAATGAGATACATCAGCGTAGAATTCCTAGTCAAAGTGGTGGAGGACAGAACGTAATTGATAGCGCATACAACCCATTATCGATAAATGAGGACTATTTCTTTCCACAGACTTCTGAAGGACGCGGTTCTAAAGTTGATACATTACCTGGCGGAACTAATTTAGGTGAAATTGACGATTTAAAATTCTTTACAAACAAGTTATTCCGTGGTTTACGTATTCCTAGCAGTTACTTACCGACTGGTGCTGACGATTCTCAAGCAAGTTTTAATGACGGTCGTGTAGGAACAGCATATATTCAGGAGTTGCGGTTTAACAAATATTGTGAACGGCTTCAAAGTTTAATCACAGAAGTGTTTACAAATGAATTTAAAATGTATATGTTCTCAAGAGGACTTAACATTGATGCTAACTTATTTGAATTAGCATTTAATCCGCCGATGAACTTCGCCAGTGCGCGTCAAGCAGGGCTAGATTCTGAAAGAATTAACACATTTAATACTATACAAGCAGTTCCGTATATGAGTAAACGATTTGCACTTAAACGATTCTTAGGTTTAAATGACGATGAGGTTGCTGAAAACGAAAGATTGTGGGGTGAAGAGCAAGGAAAAGGACAACCTACTCATACTGATTCTGCTGGAGAACTTCGTAGTGCCGGATTATCTGCAGCAGGCATTGAAGGTGATATGGGAGCTGCAGGCAATATGTCAGTTCCTGCAGATATGGGAATGGGAGCAGATATGGGAATGGGCGCTGGCGGTATGCCTGCAGCACCGATGCCAGGTGCTGCATCGCCAATGGGATAAATATATTCATGATACTCAGAGAACTTTTTTACATAGACCCTAATACAAGACATGTTGCAAATGATATGCGATATAATTCCGAAAATGACAAATCGGTAATGCATCGATCAGACTCTCGTAAAACACGATTGTCACTTAGGCAAATAAATGAACTACGTAAGAGCAGTGAAGCTCATATTTTAGAACAAGAAGTTGAATTATCATTTGTTCACACAATGTATTCAACTCCGGTTGCCCCGGCAGTATAAAATATTCAAAAAACACCATTTTGCCCCTAATATTACACTAATTGTTATAAGTAGTGTAAATATAAGACAGCCTTGTATAAAAATAATTATCACAGGAGATTAACATGACTGACCGTACCAAATTTGAAGCCATGCTTGAGGCGTTGATCAATGAAGATCATGAATCAGCAAAAGATATTTTTCACAATATCGTAGTAGCAAAATCTCGTGAAATTTACGAACAATTGTTAGCAGAAGAATTTGAATCTGATGACGAAGACGAACCAACATTTGGCGATGATGAAGATGAAGATGACTTCGGTGATGATGATTCTGCTAGCGACGAAGATGATTCAGACGACAGTGAAGAAGGCGACGAAGAAGACGACGACATGTTCGGAGGTGATGATGATTCGTTCGGTGACGAAGAAGATGGCGATATTGAAGATCGCGTAATGGATTTAGAAGATGCATTAGACGAATTAAAATCAGAATTTGAACAATTGTTAGCCGGTGAAGAAGATGAACCAGAACATGCTGACATGTTTGGAAGTGACGAAGAAGAAGATAACATGTTTGGTGACGAAGAAGAATCGGCAGCACCTATGTTTGGCAAAGAAGAAAACGAATTCCAAAGCATGTTTGAATATGTAAACAAAGTTGCATTACCAAAACACGGTCATGACGGCGATAACAACACAAGTTTGTTTAATAAAGCCAAATACAACGACATGGGCGGTGTAGCTCCTAAATTTGGTGGCACTGCAACTGGCGAAGGCACTGGAAAAGGTTTGTTAAAACCTACAACAACTAAAATGGATGGCGGAAACCAAAACGTTCCCGGCAACGCAAAAGCTCCTAAGTTACAAAAAGTAGCTGCAGGTCACGGTACTGAAAGAAAAGGCACTAGTGAAAAAGCTGCAAACACAAAAAGTTTAATTCCAGGCAGAAAATAAATTATGTTACATCTCCGAGAAAACCTTAGCTTCACTGAAGCGCAAATGATCGTTGAATCTGATGAGAAAGAAGGAAAGAACTTGTATATGAGTGGTATTTGTATACAAGGTGGCATCCGTAATGCAAATCAACGTGTATATCCTGTGAGCGAGATCAGTAAAGCGGTTAAAACCCTTAATGATCAGATTCAAAATGGTTATTCGGTTCTCGGAGAAGTAGATCACCCAGATGATCTAAAAATAAACTTAGACCGAGTGTCACACATGATAACTAACATGTGGATGGAAGGTCCTAATGGTTATGGTAAACTTAAAATATTACCTACACCAATGGGACATCTTATTCGCACTATGTTAGAAAGTGGTGTGAAGCTTGGAGTTAGTTCACGCGGATCCGGCAACGTTAGCGATAGCGGTAATGGTGAAGTATCGGATTTTGAGATTATCACAGTCGATATGGTAGCTCAACCTAGTGCGCCTGGAGCTTACCCTACACCGATTTATGAACACCTGATGAATTCAAAAGGTGGTCTTAATTCCTTTCGCATAGCGGAAGAAGTTAGAGGAGATCCAAAAGCGCAAAAATACCTCAAAGAAAGTTTATTAAATATAATAAACGGACTCCAATAGTAAAGGAGAATCACATGTTGGATGCATTAAAAACTTTATTTGAAAACAATGTGGTTTCGGAAGAGATCAAAGAGTCAATTGAGAACGCATGGGAAAGACGTATCGTCGAAAACCGTGAATTAGTTTCTCAACAACTACGAGAAGAATTTGCTCAGAAATACGAGCATGACAAGAACACAATGGTTGAAGCAGTAGATCGTATGATTTCTGAACAACTTGCTAGTGAACTTGGCGAATTTGTTGATGATCGCAAACATTTAGCAGAAATGAAAATTAAATTTGCTAGAAAAATGACCGAAAGTGCAAAAGTTGTGAATAAATTCGTATCACATCAATTAGCGTCGGAAGTTAAAGAGTTGCATGAAGATCAAATGGCAATGGCTAACAAATTTAGCACATTGGAACATTTCGTAGTAGAAGCTCTTGCTCAAGAAATTACAGAGTTTTATAAAGACAAACAGGATTTAGCCGAATCAAAAGTTCGTCTAGTTCGTGAAGGTCGTCAAGAAATTAAACGAGTAAAACAACAATTTGTACAACGCGCAGCAACAATGGTCGAAAGTGTAGTAGGACAAACTTTGCAGTCTGAAATTACTTCACTTAAAGAAGACATTGAATCAGCTCGTCGCACAGATTTTGGACGTAAATTATTTGAAGCATTTGCTTCTGAATACCAAGCAAGTTACTTGAATGATAAGTCAGAAACTGCAAAATTGCTCAAAGTCATAGACATGAAAGATTTAGCCATCAATGAAGCTGCTCACGCAGTTATCAAAGCTGAAAGAATATTAGAAAGCAAACAAGCAGAAATTGCGATGTTAAAAGAATCGCAAGAAAGAAAAGCAGTCATGAACGAATTGTTATCTCCGCTTAATGCAGAGCAACGTGCAATCATGGGTGAATTGATGACGAGTGTTAAAACTTCAAAACTTAATGAAAGTTTTGAAAAATATTTACCAGCTGTAATTTCTGGTAAAGCACCACAAAAAAGACAGGCTCTTGTTGAAGCTAAAGAAATAACCGGAAATAAAATTTCCAACACCACCCGTAGCAGCGAAGATGAATCGAACATTATCGATATCCGCCGCCTCGCTGGACTATAAGATTTAGGAGAATTTAAATGTCAGAACTACTTAATGGCCGTTGGGCAGAAACTAAACAAGCACTTTTAGAAGGCTTGTCAGGTACAAAAAAATCAGTAATGGGCGTAACCCTTGAAAATACCCGTCGGTATTTGATTGAAAGTCCAACAGCTGGTGCTACCTCTGCTGGCAACGTTGCAACTTTAAACCGCGTGATTTTACCAGTAATCCGTCGTGTTATGCCAACCGTTATTGCTAACGAATTAGTTGGCGTACAACCAATGACTGGCCCTGTTGGTCAAATCCATACTTTGCGTGTACGTTACGCAGACAACGGTACTAATGTATTAGCAGGCGAAGAAGCATTGAGCCCATTCAAAATTGCAGAAGCTTATTCAGGTAATGATTCTGCTACTGCTAAAGCTGCATCTACAGCAACTTTAGAAGGCCAAGCTGGAAAAAGAATGAGCATCCAAATCTTGAAACAAACTGTTGAAGCGAAAACTCGTAAATTGAGTGCTCGTTGGACATTTGAATCTGCACAAGATGCACAATCACAACAAGGTATTGACGTTGAAGCAGAAATTATGGCTGCTTTGGCTCAAGAAATTACTGCTGAGATTGATCAAGAAATTATCCAATCATTATTAACATTAGCCGGTTCAGATGTTTTATCATATGATCAAGCTGCAGTATCAGGTACAGCTACATTCGTAGGTGACGAACATGCTGCATTAGCTGTTCAAATTAATCGTGTTTCTAACTTGATTGCACAACGTACACGTCGTGGCGCTGGCAACTATGCTGTTGTATCACCATTTGCATTAACAATTTTGCAATCAGCTACAACTTCAGCATTTGCTCGTACAACTGAAGGTACTTTTGAAGCTCCAACAAATACAAAATTTGTAGGTACTTTAAACAATTCATTAAAAGTTTATGTAAACAGCTATGCACAAGACAGCACATCAATTTTGATTGGCTACAAAGGTGGTTCAGAATCAGATGCACCTGCATTTTATTGCCCTTACATTCCTTTGATGTCTTCAGGCGTTGTTTTAGATCCATCAACATT